ACAGGGGTATCCCCCTGAAAGTGTGGTGTCACAGACACTGACACACTAGGTCTAGGGTAATAATACGACTGTGTCGTGCCTAGACCTTTTAAACTCCGACGTCGTTATAATAATCCTACTATCTATCGTATTATTATGGCTATATTCAATCGCAAGAATATCAAAGCATATGCGAATACTGCTGCAGCTTCTGCTAAATTCACTAAGAAAGTTCAGAAGCATGTTAAGAAAGCCGTCAACAAGCAGCGTTCCAAACCAAGATCAAAGAGTAAACGTCACCATATTGGCAAAGGGGGCCAAACCCGTATCATTGGCCAGGGTCTCGCGGGTGAAACGTCGCACGTCACTATCTACAATAAACCCCCGCGTAAATCCCATTACCAAGTCATCCAAAAGCTAGGAAACAATAGTACATTAGTCGTCACCACTACAGGTGGTACGCAAGCGCCCGCTGGGCGTCAAGCCACCGGAACATATTTTATTGCCAATTCGAAGAACGACGTACAACTATGTTGGTCCAGTGGATCCAAGTTTTACAATGCCTCCGCAGCGGCGTTTGTAAGTCCCTCGATGTCGGCTGCCGCTGTGAAGTGCAATAAATTTTTCCTAAAGGCCGTTCACTCCAAGATCGAACTCACTAATCAGAGTCCCGCCGTAAGCAATTTGGAAATATGGACCGTAATTAGCAAAGTTACCAAACCCCTTTATGTTGCCCCTCAATCAGACTGGCAATTGGGGTTAGACGACCAGGCTCCTACGGTGGAGAGCGTTGACGAAGTGGGCGTACGACCCACTCAGTCGAAACTCTTCAATATGAATTGGAGAGTAAAATCCGTGAAAAAGATCCAACTAATGGGAGGTGAAACCCATACCCATTTCAACAAATTCTATTGTAACCGTTATATGGATGCAGAATATTGGAACACCTATGAGCAAATTCGTGGAATTACTATGGTTACATTTATTATCAACTGGGGTCAAATTGGTGATACCTCCAATGCAGCTGCATTAGGTACGATCACCACAGTACCAACTAAAATCATTGGATTAATCCAGAAAACATACACTTACAGTATTGCAAGTGCATTCCCCAAAAACTATACTACCTCCGGCTCCCTCGCTACCGATCCTCAAGCTTCTATGTATGTTGTTAATGAGGAGGCGGGCAACATTTTGAACGTCCAGGATGTAACCCCGAACGTTGTATATGCATAGTGATGATACCTTTACCAAAAAAAGGGCGTGTTTTGTTTTACTAAATATATTTTATTCAACCCTAAAACCCCTAAAACCCCTAAGCTAAAACCCCTAAATAATGATGTTTTGATCCCTAATCTTTTCAATTATAATGAATCGTCGTCCCAAGGCAGAACGCGTTTCGAAGTCTTGCCAGAGGTCGTCGATATGGTACTGGCTTGTGACGATAAACTTCTTTGGTCGAAGTTGTCCTGAGTATCCTTTGGATTCAGATTGGAAAGGCCATCTGTCAGCCCAGTGTTTGAGGTAGAATTCTCCGAGCCAAACGTCTCCTCGTCCGAGATCGTCGAGGTATGCAACATCTTCACCTCCATACCCATCCCACCATTTGTTATGACCTTTTTTGTAGTGATCGGGATACGTTTCTTGAACGACATGAGACTTCCCGCAGCCTGAAGTTCCCCAGATCCAGATTCCGCAAACGGAGGGAAGTGCGACGGGCTTAATCTGGAAGTCCGCTTTAATTTTTTTGATGGCTGAGTAATATCGGATGAGGATGTCGGCGTCAATCTCATCGAGCTTTCCTTCTTTGGCCGCAACAAGGGCGGTGGCCCAGCGTTCCTTTTCCTTTTGGCCGCGGTCTTCGGGGTCCGAGGGGGGGTCGCCAAACTGACTAAAGTCTCCAGACTTTGTGCAATAGTCAAGATTCTCAGCATAGCTTCCTCTAGCTTTTTCAATATGGGCGCCTGGGAGTTTTCCAATAACAGCTCTAAGCGTGCGAGCATTGGTAAAGTAGATGTATCCTTGGAGGTGAGGGATGCCGTTAAGTGGCCCAACTTCTCGGCCATATAACAAGTACTGAGCTCCAGTTCCATCAAGGCTTGGGATATTCCCGTCATCGTAGTGGTTAATAGTGAAAGTCCAGGCTCGAGATCGGTGATTGAGGTTGGGCATGCCATGCAGCATGTACAAACCAACCTCTTTTATATCCGGGTGGCGGATATCCTTTGAGGGATATTACAGGGGTATCCCCCTGAAAGTGTGGTGTCACAGACACTGACACACTAGGTCTAGGGTAATAATACGACTGTGTCGTGCCTAGACCTTTTAAACTCCGACGTCGTTATAATAATCCTACTA